AACACACTTGAGGCAACTAATTGAAAAGTTGTCTTAGTGTTGTCTCTTAAGTTAGCATAGCTTCCTCCACTAACACAAGAGTCTAATTCTTTCTTACCTATTATCGTGTAAGTAAGATTTATTGTGAAAGTAACACCATAAACTGGACCAGTCGTATCTTTAGTGTAACTCCAGCTAAGAGTCTCCCAAGCTACGTGATCTGTGTATGTTGGTATTGTAGTATCAGTTGGTCTGTAAGATATGAATGGATAAACTGCGATATCGTAATCAGGTGGTAACTCTAGACTTACTGTAGTCTGATAGTTAGATTGTTCACCAGTAACAGTTATCTCTCCTAAACTAAGTAATCCAAAAGTGTTACCATCAAATAATCTTCCACCAATATCTTCTATCTCAAATCCGTAAGCCATTATTCTGTACCATGATATCTATCCCACTCAGCTAGAAGTATGTTTAGAGTTTCTTCAGTGATACTTTCTTCCTGATCAAAAACCTCTAATATCTGTTCTCTAGTAGAATTCTGTAACCAGTCTGAATTAGGAGAAAAAGTTCTATCATTAAGTTCACTAAGTGTTTGTCCTAAAGTTTCTGCTTGAGTATTGTCTTCTGTTAAATCAGTCATAGTCTGCTCCATCTATCATAAACACATCATAAGTTCCAGAACTAGGAACAACTCCCATAGTGTGACTAGGTGTGTAGCTTGAAAGAGTAGCACTGGGATCTCCAACACAGCTGTCTGTCAAACTATAAGTACCTTCTGGTCCCCAAATATACTCAGCGTTATCCAGCCAAGGTTGCCAGTACTGACTTTTCAGAACTGCACTATCAGGAGTAGGTTGACTGTAGTATGTTGTGCTCAAAGGATGATTCCAAGTTAAACCACTAGTATCTGTCATAAAGTAATCTTGTATAGTGAAACTTCCAGAACTCGTAAGAATAGAGTCAGCCCAATATATGTGAGTAATGTCAACATTACTAGGAATCCATCCGAAGAATGGGCTATAGAACCACCTATAGTAAATTAAAAAATACACAAATCCTTCTCCAAACAAAGGACTCATAAAAGCTGGTTTAGATATGTTAGTAAAGTTACCTGAACCTCCAGATCTGCTTACTCCAGTAAAAACATCCTTTATCTGTAGCTGATCATAACCAGAATCAAAAACATACTCTCCATTAGATTTCTTTACTTGAAATCCATATCCAGAAGTAGAACCTGTGGTATATCCAGAGCTAAATATGTAAGCAGTTACGTCTGATGGAGATGGAGAAGTAGATGTTGCTAACTGAACAGTAACTTGCCAATTTGGAGATGATCCTGTAATCTTTTTAACAAAAGCGATATGTCCATCGTTGGTGTGAACAAAAACAAGTGGCATATTAGGACAAGTAACAGACCAAGTCACTTGCTTTCCCCTATTATCATCAATAGTCCAAGAACTTGTTGTAAATTTTCCAACGAATCTGGGCACTACTGTGTCTCCACCTATTACTCTTTTGTCTCCGTCATTGTCTAATCTTATGCCAAAACTCATGGTGTTAGATCTCCTATGAGAACTCTTACATTGTTAGAAGAGTCATAAACTTTAATTCTACTATCTGTTATCTCTATTCTTTCTCCAGAACCAGTGTGATCTCCAATAAGAACAGCACCGTCTTCATCTACACTGAATTTAATATTAGTATTGTCAGAAGCAGTTTGAGAACCTGCGTATATTCTTCTAGCTTTTGATAGTCCTTGTGCTGTTGCAGTTCTTCCATCTAGAGCTGCACCTTCTGTCGAAGTAGAGCCTACAGATACTTGACTAAGAGCATTTATCCTGTCGCCATCTACTGTGTTTACTACAAGCTTAGATCCTACTATAGATCCTGTGACAAATAGATTTCCATCTATTTCTTCACCAGCAGATTGCCAAGAACCTCCTATGAATGCTCTTGTTATTTTGTTAGAACCAGGATTAGCTATATCGTAGAAAGTTCCGTAGTCGTTTTCTACTGGACCAGAATGTCCAGTCTTTGTTTGAAAAGCTAAGTTCATTGCAGCTTGAGTAGGACTTCCACTATTGTAGTCTGCTGTGGACATACTTGCATAGAATCCTATAACTGGACCACGTTCACCATCAGCTCCAATAGTTCCATTAGTTCCATTCTGAGCTAATACTACAGGTGCAGACCAAGTCAGACTGCTATCAGTTCCTGTTGTTCCTTGTATGCTCGCAGTAGTAGAACTTGTGTATAATGGATCTGTACCACTAGGAACTGTGTTTGACCATCCACTAGGTGGAGTTCCAGTGTTAGTAGAGAAGTTGTAACTTCCTCCAGTAGGTGCAGTTCCGATTACTGTCGAGCTTCTTTGAAATATTTGATAGAGAAAAGACGAAGTACCATCAGCACCAGCTGCACCATCGATCTTGTCGAATACATAAGTAGATCCTGTTGATATTGTCATACATCCTCCTTAGAATTTATCTTTTTGCGAAGGTTTTCTCTGACCAGTTAATTACATTGGTATCAGGATCACCTGCTTCCATTGCATCTAGATCTGGTCTATGTTTTCCTTTCAACCACCTCTTACGATCTTTGTGGTTGCCTTCTTCTGTTTGAACACCAGCAATGTAGTGTCCATTCTTATGACCTTCTATTTTCATTCTACGAATCTCTTCATCTTTTGCCAATCTGATTCTTCACGTATCTTATCATTTTCGGTAATGGACACTTGTCCCACCATAGTTGGAAGATTGTATTCATTTCTTACTCCTTATAATATTTGAAAGCATTCTAAAACTTCGTTACCTACTAAATAAGGCTGAAGCTCGTGTTGTTTCTCGTAGCAGGCTACATCTGTCTCGTAACTACCGATTTTCTTTAATATGACAGCATCTCCTTGCAGCAACAAATACATCATTATCCACATTATGCTATCTTCTCCGTCTTGTTCTCGAACCATTTTGTGGCTTCTTCATCCCACTTGTCCATACGAACATAAGACATATAACGAGGGCTGTTAACCATATTAGGATCAACATCCAACCCAATTCCTTCGAGGAAATTAACGATACCAATTCTTTCAATCATCTCTCCAGTTCTTTCATGCTCCAATGCATTCTCTGCAAAGAAGTCAATCATTTCACCAGCTAGTTCTTCAAGATATTCGTAGTCTTCTTCTGTCTCCATTTTAAGAAATGGTATTACTACTGTACCGAATAGATCGCCAATCTTAAGTGTTCTCTTACCACCTACACAGATTGTTACACCTTTGTCATCTCCTGTAGCAAGAATTGCTTCTGGTTTACCATCATTGTATTTATGAGACAGAGGGGATGTTACGTTTAAACAGTGCATACATTTAACACAGTTCTTATTGTCAATCTTTAACTCAAAACTGTCAGTATTGAAGTCCATGCACTGTGTAGGACATCTACCAGTAATATTGTCAACAACATATTGTGTTCCTTTCTCAGCAACCATGTTCTTCCAAGCTTCTTGGTTGATTTTAATATCATCTCTCCAAGTGCCGATAGTAGACATGTCAGATCTTTCAATCGAGTTCATGCAATCATTTGCACAACCTGACACTTTAAATTTAAATTTATATGGCAATGCAGGTCTGTGCATATCGTCTAGAAATGCGTTTACTAATGTTCTCAGAATACCCTGTTCATTAGCGTTTGACATTTCACATCGTGCTGCTCCCACACAAGACATTCCAGTTCGTACAGCAGGACCAGCACCGCCAAGATCGAAACCGTAGTCATTAAGTGCATTAAATATTTTCTGAACACCTTTCTCATTTGCTCCTTGCATCATTATATCGCCACTTTGACCATGAAATGCAATGAGTCCTGAACCACCGTTGTCGACAAACATATCTGAAAGGTCTCTAAGAAGTTTTGAAGTATAATGCATCCCTGCTGGTGGCTGGATTCTGAGAGTGTGAAACTCTCCAGCATTTTTAAATTTATAGTCTCCATTCTCATCCTTTAATTCATTGAATCTAGGAATGATACCTCCACCATATCCTAATACTCCAACAGTTCCACCTTTCCAGTAACCTTTCTTAGTTACATATGAAGTTTCAAGTGTTGCTAGTACATCTCTGATCATTGGTGCACCATCGTGTTCGTCTGTAGCTAGTCTTTTTAGACCAGTAACGAAGCTTGGCCATGGACCATTTTCTAATTCGTCTAAGTTCGGTGTATTATATAGTTCTGGCATATTATCTCCTATCCGTAGTCTATGTCACATTCTATAGTTGCTGCACCCCCACCAGTCGAACCTAATATGGCACTGGCTGCATCAATTCTTAATTTACTATAATCGTAATCGTTTCCAGCTGATACTCTGTCAGATCCATCATGGTTTTGATCACCATCACCAGTCTGAGTAGCTAGAGTTCCAGTAGGATTATCTGTTATTAAAGTCCTAGTTCCACCACTTGTTCTGTAATACCAAGCGTAACTGTTTATAGTTCCTGAGTATGTAGATCCTCCCTCTTTCAAGACAGCTTCAAACACCACTTCTCCAGTGTTATTACTCATAGCTGGATTTCCACTGTCTACAAGTATCTCTGTATTTATAGAACCAGCAGTGTCTAAGAAAGTTATCTGAGAAGCAGTGGTGCTTTGTAGATAATTAAACTGAGTTATGCTACTACCTTCTCCTAAAAGATCTGCCACTCTTATTATGACATACTTCTGAGTATTAGGAGAGAAAGGTGTAGATTGTAAAACACCAGAATCTGTAACTGTGTATTGAAAGTCTATAGTAGAAGCAGTAGCCACATCCAGATTAGAATCTCCAACAAACACATGAATATGTTTATAGTCGTCTGAATCTGGTGTGTCAAAATGAACTGCCATAGATGTTCCTACTACAGTTATCTTTGGTTTAGTAGTACTGTAAGTGATAGGATCATCTGGGAGGTTAGTGTACGATAATGAATCTATCGAAGGATTTGATAAACTTGTAATCGCCATTTTGTCTCCTTAGTTGGTAGTAACAGATCCAGTAACTTCAGCAGAATCTCTACCGATTGTTCCTAATGCTTTAATCTTAAAATCATACTGAGTTCCAGAAATAAGATTAGCAGTTATGTCTGCTCCATTTCTAGCTATAGTGACAGGTAAGTCGTCTACTGTCTTAACAGTGTAAACTGTGTCTGTACTCTTCTTAAAACTTATAGTCCATCCAGCTACTAGAGTTGAAGGAACTGATGAAGAAAATGAAGCATCAACAGTAATCTCTGGGTCACTTGCTATAGCTTCAACATCTACATAAATATTCCTAGAACCGACGCCATAGTCAGTCTGAGCAGTAGCTTTAGAATACTCGTATGTATAATTATTCTTGTCTACGATAACTCTTCTTAATTCTGTAGTTCCGTTAACATCGTTGTAGAACACTACTTCGTAGTGATCCATTAATGTTTCCTCTCCTGCAGTCCAAGAAGATCTTCCATCCCAACTTATATTCCAACTCTCTGTATCGAAAACAGTAGAGCCACTGTCTAATGCATTGTCGATGTTAGTAACCGTTGGTAAAGAGGAGCTAGATGAAGTCAAACTTAAAGTAGGACTAGGCAGATTAATATTGATATTAATGTTGCTATTAGGAGCTTCATCTGTCAATAGTATCGTCTCAGAAGTGTAATCTGACTCATTGTATTCTTGACATGTTATAGAAACACCTAGTATATCAGCACCATTTTCTTTTAGAACTAACTCTTCTACTTCGTGTATCCTGAACTTCTTACCATCCCATCCTGGAGTGGCATGAGTTATCTTGATAATATCTCCAGCAGTCAAATCTGAGTTTTCTATACTAGTATTAAATTTAACTATTAGATTCTGTCTAGACTGATTGATCATAACTGTACCAACTCTGCGAGCTTGAACATTATTATTGACCATATCTAATTTAATAGTTCTTTCAAGTCTAGGTTCATATGGACCACGTATGGGCATTATGAATAAATTTTCAGTAGGATAAGATCCTTCGCTAAGACAATCAACTTCTTCAGTTATGGTGAAATCATCTGTGAATCCACCAGCACCATCAGAAACTCTACAGTAAGCAGTAGTAGAATCTATTGTCAATTCTACTTGCTCTTCCATGTATTTTTGATATGGTGAAGTAAATTTAACTGTCAACTCGTTGATCATGTTATCATAACCAGAACCAGTTATACCTAACTTACCAACGATATTGTCTTCAGAGAATACTACTTCTGAACCAGCTCTCGTTACTACATTTCTAGATCCTTCAGATATGACTCCGAACTTTCCAGCTGTGTAAGTGAAAGAAGCACCATTACCCATTGTTAGGTTATTGATGTTTCTATCCATATCTTCATTGGTATTCAAGACACCATTAGTAGCATATCTCTCTGCTTGTGAAGTTGTCCCAGAAACAACCCAAGTACCAAAGTTATTTTGGTCTGTTACTTGTTGTTCACAGGATAATTCGTTTCTGTAATCGTCAGGATTTATAGGATCACCATTTAATGTATCACCTGATGGAAATGTACAATAACTCTCGTTGTAATCTAACAAGTTGTCACAGAAAGTCTTGTGACTATACAAGCTCTCAAAATCTAAATCGTCTGAAGAGATAGACTCACCACAACCATATCTTGTACTTAATAAATAATCTACTAGACAATCCACTGGATTGCTTGAAGCTTGAGTAGTAGTTGTAACGAAGTTTCCATCACCATCGTCCAGCTGATCTACTGTTCTTCCATTCATAACAAAGAAGAGTTTACTAGGTAACCCTGTTACTCTCTTTTCTCTATTATAAGTTAATTCTACATAAGCATATGCGACATTCGTCATAGTTCTGCTTGATGCATCATAGTTCCATCTAGAGCTGAAAGATTCCATATGTGAACATCTTCCACCATCTTTGAACACTGCTATCCTTACATTACCATTAAGAAAGTCGTCTGACTCATTATTATAATCAACAGCGTCTGTGACACTATTTAAGGAAGTGTTTAAAGTTACTGATAACTTTTTGTCTTCCCACCAAACTTCCGTAAAACCAGCAACTGGACCTTCAGAAAGAGCAATAATAAATGCCATCTTCTGATTGTCATCTGATATGTCTGCAAATATAGTTTGACCTGCAACTCTCGCTTTACCATAAACCACTGGAAGTTTGTTTTTAGGATCTGAAGGCATTCTTGCTGATACACCTTGATCTTTAGCTGGTTCTGGCTCGTCTGGAGCAAACACAGAAGCGATCACATAAGAAATAGCAAAACTCATAAGAGCTACTGCCCATGCAGAAGCACCTGCTCCAAGTATTGCTGTCGCTATAGCTGTTGGCATTTTATCTCTCCTTTAAATAGAATTTCTCTTGTAACTTAAATCCAAGTTTTCCGAGAACTTTCTCATTTAGATCTGAATCTTTATGAGAACCAATCCAAATCATTGGAATCTCTTGTTCGTCACACTTAGTGATAAACTGTTTCAATAATCTACCTGCAGCAATTCCTTTTCTGTATTCAGGTTTAACATAAATTGCCAATAGATGAACTTCTTCTACCCAATCGCTAAAAAGATTATATCTCCTCTCAGCTAAAATAACTCCTATCGGAAGATCTTTTTCATAAACCCATACATATCCTTGTTTTATACAATATCTTACGATATTCGATATTTTTCTACTCGAGAATCCTTTCTCAGAGAGCTTAAGATGAGTTTCTGGTATCTGTTCTTTCAACATCTCGATTATAGCAGGTATATCTTTTATCTCTGCTTCTCTAATCATTAACTATTTCTCCTTTCCGAATTCAGGATTGAAAGTCGCTAAAGATGGAACGAATTCCATAGACTTGTCAGTACCAAAACTCTGAGGACTTGTAAATCTTCCAGATTGTCTCTGCAATATTGTGCTGAGTAAAGATCTACAATTTAAAGTTATAGTTATCTTATTACTGTCACTAGTACCATTGCTAAGTGTATAGTCGTCTTGTATCGCATAACTATGAACTCTTCCAGACCATCTGTCGTACACACCGTAGTCTGGATCATTATATCCGTGTAATTTTCCAGTAGACTCGTTATAGAATCCTCTAGATATAGTCACTTTAGAACCTTCTATGTTCTTAGTAAGTATTCTTGAAAGTATCACATCGTCTAATCCAGATAGAGACAAATCTAATGAATTGTCTTTGACTTCTAGATGTTCACTGACATTTGAGAAACCAAGAAGATCTCCAGCAGACAAATACGTATTTGAACCTACTTCAATGTCGTGATAATGATTCGTGAGATATATGTCTTCAACACTTGAGATATCTACTTTAACTAAATCCACTGGCCATGGAATAGTATCTCTTAAAGCAACTATCATCGCATTTGAAAAACTTTTCATAATACTCTCCTTATGTGTCTTGTATTACTTCCTCAAACATAAAAGTTCCGTATTCAACTATGTTTCCAGGAAGATAGTTAGCTCCTGGTTGGTCTTTTAAACAAAAATTAAAATTCACATTGTCGCCCCAAACTACAACCGAAGCATCTGCTGGACTAGTGACCAGAGGACAATTCAGTATCAAGCTTGTTGTAGTTGAACCTTCCATTATCTGATAAACTTTAGTTGAACCTTCAAATTGAACAAAGTCAAAAGGCTCTACAGTTCCAGTAAGTCCAGATACAGTAACAGTGTTTCCAGTTTGGTTAGCACCGTTCACTACAGGAGTTCCACTAATAGAGCTTCTAGTTTTTGCTATTAAGCCAGATTTCATAACACCAGAAATTGATGAATCATAAAATGTATTTAAACCATATTCTAGCTTCAACAATTCTTCTTCTATAGCATAATAGGTATCACCATTCAATAACTGAGATGGCACTTTTACTTCTAGGTTGTAGAGAGTTGGACCACGTTTTAGTGCTTTCCTTCTGCCACCTTGAGTAAGAGTTTGTGCTATATTAGATGCTCTGGATAAGTATAAACTTTCTCCAGCATTAATAATATCACTCATTAGCTTCTCCTAATTTTGTGTGTAGTTAAACGAGCATCGTTCATCCTATAAGGTGCGTTTCTCTAGAAACGTCACCGTTAGCGATGCGAGTTGTGAAAATATCTTTATCGAGGACACCAATAAATGATGCCCTCTGTAAAGTTATCTTCTTCTTATTCCTGATGTGCTACGTCTACCAGAGTTATTGGCATTATTGACTTCACGAGGACTATTCTGAATAATATTCCTAATTTGTTCAATTGCTCTCTGATCTACGTTACCAGATATGTCAAGATTGTAAGTGTTATAACTTGATGCGCCCATGTATTTGGCTAAATTCTCTTGCTGACCAGCATTAAGAACTACCTCTCCAGGAGTTAACCAAGCAGGAACAGTATCTGTACCTTGTGGTCCGATTTGACCACCAGATGCTAGATAATGAGGTTTAGGAACTATTCCACCTTTAGAGAAACCAAAGAGAGTACCAATTCCAGATAGCAATCCTCCTTCTGCTCCTCCTCCTCCTCCGAACAACGAACCGAAATCGAAGTTATTGAAGAGACCAGTGAAACTGTCCATTATTCCACTCATATCAAAATCTTCGAACAGACTTGCTATTCCGTCTCCTATTCCACTTAATTGGTCGAACATTCCACCACCAGAGTCTTGAGATACTACCCAATTCTCTATCCCAGCTTCTAATGGAGCAAAAGCTCTATCTAGATACTTTTCAGACATACCCATGAACAATCTGTTCACACCTGCCTTAAGAGCATCTCCTAGACCTTTTCCACCTTTCAATAAAGATTCCTTTATAGGAGCAGTGAATTCTTCACCAATTCCTTTCCAGAATTTAGCAAGATCTTCTGCAGCAGTTCCTAGATCTTTAACAGCTCCAGCAGTGTTTGCTGTAACTTCTGCTTCCTTTTTCTTTTCAGGAAGTAGTTTTATCAATTCTTCATTGACAGATCTAGCGTAACCTTCTTCTAAGATTTGAGCTTTTGTCAGATTTTCTGACCCAGACTGCAGAGACTCTAACATCCTTACTACTTTTTGAACAGCAGGGTTTGTTTTGTCAAGATTTCCAATAAACTTGTCTATAGTCTTCTGTACACTAAAAGATCCTTTTCCTTCTCCAGTAAATTGCAAGAATTGATAGGATTTAGCATCCGCTACAGAACCACCATCTTTAAAACCTCTTATACCACCAGAATTTATGGCTTCTAAGAGTTTTCTATTCTTCTTAACAGCTTTAGCTCTTACTACAAACTCTCCATTAGAGAGCATAGCAGGTATAGAATCTGAAGTACCAGTTCCATCACCAGAAATGTAACCACCACTGGCAGCACCTATTCCTGTGTCTACTGTATTTGCGTCTGCAGGATTATTTCTTTTGAATAATGACGGTATTAAGTTCTGGAACCAAGCTTTTATCTCAGCACCTTTCTTTTTGAACTCTTCTACGATACCATCCCAGATACCACTCCAATCTATGCTTGTGAACCAGTTGACACAATCGTCATACATTTTCTCAAAGAAAGGCTTAATGTCATCCCAGTAAGCATAAGTTAAAGCACCTACTGCAGCTACACCTAAAGCAATCCATCCTATTGGACCAGACATAATGCCTAAACCTAAAGGACCAAGAATTGCACCAAGTCTAGTAGCAAGAGACACCCATCCTTTCTTCATAAGTGTCCAAGCTCTGTTACCAATGTTCGCTACAGCTCCTAATCCAGGAGCACCGAACATGAGCCACATCATAAGACCTTCTTCACCATATTCTGAAATGAAGTTAGAAGCTTTCTCTTTAAGACTGTCAAAACTGATGTTCTTAATCTTTTCCATTATAGACAAATCTTCTGAAGCTTCTGAAGTTGCAGCAGCAGCACCCCATATCAATGCAGCGATTATTCCACCTTTAGCAAATCTTCTCATGGACATTCTTTTAACTGAATTAGCAAAGAACATTCCAAAAGCTTTCAATCTGTCTTTTATAGCCACTAAACCACCTTTACCCCAGACTACATTTCCCATCAATCCATTCTTTACGTAAGAAGTGAAAGATGCGACTTTCATCTTGGTTATGGTATTACGAACTGAAGCACCAACTGCAGTCATTTTAGCAGAGAAACCTTGAGCACCTTGTTGACCAAGCATCATCGTTCCTAGAACACCACCTCTGAATCGAGATCCAGTAGGTACTTTAGATTTTATCTTCTCATAACTCTTACTGAACATCGTAGATGTTTGAGTAGCAAGACCTTTTATTTTACCTCTTATTGTATCTGTGTTCTTTTCACCAAAAAGTAATCTAGCGAACCTACCTTTTCCAGTAGTATTCATAGCTACCTTATTAGCATGCTTCTCAAGAATTTTTGTCTGAATGTCGTTTTTAGCTTTTAAGATATCTGTATCTATCGTCGCATATCTTTTAGCTAACTGAACTCTCTTCTTGAACTGTCTGGTAGACTCTCCAGTCATCTGGTTCAGCTTACCACCTTGTTGCAAGGTCATTGCATCTCTTACATGCAATAATTCCTTTCTAGATTTCTTAACCTGATGTTGGAAATTTCTAGCAGTGCCTTCCTTTCCGTAGATGACACGATTCATAAAACCTTGTTTACCACCTACATCAGTAAAGCTCTTGAAAGAGTTAGTTATGTTCTTAAAATTCTTTATTGCGAACCATCCTGCGATAACTCCTCCAATGACTGTTGCCATCTTCTCAATATTAGAGAAAGTAGCAGTCATTTTAGCATCTGTTTTGCTCATGTCAAAACCAGCAGATTCAACTGTTAACGAACTAAAGTAACCTTTAACTTTGTCTACATATTCTTTTATTGGATCTACAAACCAAGATTCAAGTCTACTTGTCCAGTCTTTGATGCCTTCTACAAAATCAGGATAGTAAGAGTTGCCTACTACATCATTCCAAAGCTTTTTAAACCAGTTTATAACATCTTTTACAGAACCGATAACACTTGAGAACACATTATCCCAAGTAATAGAGTTTATATAGTCTACTGTTTTACCGAACCACTGTTTTACGTTGTTAAACACTTCTTGAGCATCAAATCCTGCTTGGAAATTGTGCCAATATAGTATCACTTTTTGGAATGCGTATTTTCCACCTTCCTCAAATGCGTTAAGGTACTTCAGAACACCAATTATAGCACCAATTACTCCTCCAAAAATCAGAGTTGCACCAGTTCCTAGAAATGCTAGAGATACACCTAATGCAGTGACAGCAGCAGTTATTTTAAGTATTCCTGGATATGCAGCTATTACTTCAGCAAAGAAATCTACTATTGGACCTAGTGTCTTAGCCATATCTAATAGAGAAGGAACTAATGCAGCTCCTATTGTCTCAGACATGATAGACAAACTACTGTTGAACATGTCAAACTGAAAAGAAGCAGTTTGTTTTACTTTTTCTAAAGCAGTTTGAGTAGTTCCAGCAGAATCTCCCATAGCTTCCATATTTCTGTTCAGACTCTTAAGCCCAGTGTCAGAAGTAAGTACAGCTACAGTGTTGATAGCTTCTACAGAGTCAAATAATCTACCTAACTCGTCAATATTTCCACCAGTCTTTTCTCTAAGATCTTGCATAAATCCAGCAAGACCCTTAGTTCTAAGAGCAGTAGAGTTAAATTCTATTCCTAATCTTTTTGCAGTCTTCTCAGCTTTAGGAGTAACCTTGATTATGTTAGAAAGAACAGCTTTTAGACCAGTAGTTGCTTGTTTAGTTTGGATACCACCAGCAGTTACTGTTGCCATTGATGCAGCATAATCTGCCATTCCTAAACCAGCAGCATCTACAGTAGGAGCTAGGAAACCAAAAGTGTGACCTAATTCTTCTACAGTAGTCTTACCATATTTAACTGCTAAGAATAATTTGTCTGTTATACTTGTAGCATTTTCTCCATTATCTGCAAAGATGTTAAGACCAGAAGTAACAATGTCGATTGCTCCATTCAAGTCTGTGTTACCTGCTTTAGCTAATTTAGTTGCTGCAGTTAGTCTGTTAAGGGCTTGTTCTCCTTCTTCAGCACCAGCAGATATGACATCATAGTAACCTTTAGTTGCTTCTGCACCAGTTACACCAAACTGTTTTCTAAGACCGTTAAGCTGATCTCTTACTTTAGCTAGATCTTTTACACCTAGTGTTCCTATTTGAGTTAGACCATCTTCAAATTTTTTAAAATCAGAGACACCTTTACCAACAAGACCTGTTATTGCTAAACCGAATCCTGCAATTGCTGCTCTGTTTTGTTTTATTTTCTGATTTATTCTGTCAAAAGACTTAGAGACTTTTTGTCCCATGCTTTGGAATTTGCTCTGAGTCTTTTGTACTTGGGAGTCTACTTTCCTAAGATTTTGGTTAACAGTAGCTAACTTTCTGTCAAGTTGCCCAGTTACAGCCTTTAATTCAATGCTTGTTTGAAAATCAGCCATAAGTTCTCCTATTATGTAATGTAATACAGTGGAGACTTCTTATTTTTATACTTGTCTTAACTGTTTTAAAAGTGAGGATTAACACTTCTCAGTGGTTCACCTTCTTCTGAATATATTCCAGCATCTATCAATTCTTTTCTAAGATGTTCAGGAGTTTTATCCCAATCTACAGCGTACTTGCCGTGTTTCTTCTTATTGTTATAATCTAGTTGTGGATAGATGTCTGTTACTGATAGCTTCTTGGGTTTTCCACCCATAGCTCCAGTTATGTAATTTGCGATTGTTATAATTTGGTTGGCAGATCTTGTATACTCTGCCTCTTGACCAATACCGTACAAGTAGAAATACTTTCTGTAGAGTGAGTATTCTCTTGCAGGTAAATAATCTTTCATTGAAGATATAGACATACCAAGTTGCAATGAGAGAGCACAATCAAATCTCTCTTCTGCAGTTAGTCGTATGTCATCTTCTACTTTCCCTCTTCTTCACCACCTAAGTCAGACAACTCGATTACAGCTGTAGATACTTTTACAAGATCTGAGGGAGCCATATCTAATATTCTCTTTTTGTCTGAATTATCAAACATGTGTTTACCATCTTCAGTGATTACACCGTTTAGAACAACTATTGCTGCCATTTCCAATTCTGAACCTTCTGCTTTTCTCATGGACTCCATGGCATTAGCTGTAAGTTCTTGGATATGAATCTCACCACCCCAATTAGGAACATCAACAGTAGATTTCTTTAGTGAGTAATTGTTGAAAATATCATTTTTATTCATCTTGTTCTCCTATATGTATGAATATGTTTGTGGTATTTATTCTTGAGGTTCTTCCTCATCTTCGATGATGAACTCTAATACTTCTTCTGCAGTCATTTCATCATCTGCTTTTAATTCTTGTTTTGGAGTGTCTTCGCAGAAACATAGAACACATACTGATCCGTCTAGGTTATTCTTCACGACACACTTTTCTGAATGACCACTTAGATCATCTGTGTTATCAATTCTAATCATAACATTCTCCTAATTTTTAAATAAACCCCAGTCCGAAGACTGAGGTCTATAATGTTTGCTTCTATTAAGCTGCAGTACCTGCAATGAAGTTCAAAGCACCGTCAACTACGAAAGTTGCGTTTGCTTTAGCTACATCATCAAATGCAGTATCGATACTGAAAGAAGATACGAAACCTTTGAAAGTTGCGTACTCAATACCTTCGTTACCAGAACCTGCTGCACCTGTTGAAGTGTCGATCCATTTAACAGTAACGTAAACTTGTGTTCCGTCTTCAGCTGCATTTCTAAGAGCAAGGTGACCAGAGTCACGTGGAGCCCAGTAAAGAACTGCGTCTAATTGACCAGCGTCTAACTGTCCTCTTAACTTACCTTTAAAAGATTCACCAAATTCAGGAGTTTCAATTACGTTAGCTTCGTTAGAAAGAGTTCCGATCTCAGAAACTAGATTTACTTTGTCACCTGCGATTGCAGTCTCTAGAGCTGCAGCAGTAGTGATAGAAGTAGTATCAGTAGTAGATACATATAGTTCCGAGAAAGAAGTTACAAACTTATTTGAAATATCAGCGATTGCCATTTTACTTTCTCCTTATTAGGTTTTTGTGTTAGGTATAATAATTAAAGATATAATCAAGGTTGTATTGTAGATAACCATCGTCATCGTCTGATACTGGTGTTAAATTTCCATTACGCAATTGTAAATTTCCTGTAACACCTGAGATACCTTCGTTACCTGAAGAGTAATTTAAAAATCCATTAAGTTCATCAGCCATTCCTCGAATAGCTTTGGAACCACTTCCGTGTGGACTATACAACTTAAATCTGATAGATCCAGAAACTAAGTTTCCTTCTGTTAGATCAGAGTTGAATTCATCTTTAAGATTAGATGATTCTGAGATGAACATAACTGCCCAATTAGACCCTGTCGGTTGATCAAATTCTCTTCCTTCCAGATACACTGGAAATGATATTGTACGAAGACTGCCACTATTACGCAAAACACGAGTTTCAATTATCTGTCTGATTTGCTCATACATTACTTGTTCCTCCTAGATGCCATAGCTGCAGCGATTGATGGATTGATTATACCAGCTGGAGCCTGTTTAGACTTTCCATTTTCTAAATCTACAACATAATCTAGACCATTCGCCACATATACATTGGGAAAGTTGTCTAAATTATCATCAAACAAATTAGTAGTGTTTGAAGTGGAGTTAGTAGTAGAAAAGTCTGGAGTCTCCGATGATATATTCCAATTCGCTCTCGCTCTACCTGTTTTAACTGGAGTATTTTGGATCACCTGTGAAAAGACTTCAAAC